TTCTTAAACAGAGGCGGTTTTTTATTGTATTCTTCTGCTTTATTAATATCTGATACAGCGCCCATCCATCTGGATAAATCTTTTGCCATACCTTCAATATCACGCCCAGCGCTGAATCCTGCTTTGATGGCATTAAATGCTGATGATGCTGCCGAAACTGCTGCAACTACTTCTATCATTACCTCTCTCCTTATAATGTATCAGTAGTATTTATAAGAAAAGGGAGACAGAGTTTCCCCTATCTCCCTTGGTAACTGACCGTTGGTCACCGTGAGTGTATTAAGTCACTACCCTACTCATTTGCAAGTTTCTGAAAGTATGACATTGTATCGTCATCTTCTTCAGCAGATACAGATGGAATTGATGGTTGGGGTTCTTCCCTAAATGTTGGTGTTTCCACAACATCTTCATCAATCATTGCAGCTGCACTTGCAGTTACCGTACCAGATAGTACATCATCAAGTCTTTTCTTGAGTTCATCATAAGACTTGAAACTAGATGGTGCATGAAAGTCAGCAAGGGGATACTGTTTATTCCAAATAGAATCCAATTCACCATCATCATCTGCTAAGGCTGATACCTTATCAAACTCTGACTTATCATAGTTCCAGTAACCATCTACCTTACGAATCTTCAGTTTGAAGTTCGCACCTTCCCAAAAGTCAAATGGGTTAATAGGAGTTTCATCTTCAAATTCTGGTTGCATTGCAGCCATAATCTTATCAAAGATTTTCTTTCCATACCTAAATAGAAACACCTTACCATTATTCTCTGGGTGTTTGGGGTCAGATACTACAAAGATATTTGAGTAGTATTCCAACTTCCTCTTTTGCTTTCTTGCAATCTCTTTATCAGATTCAAGACCAGTATTCCACAACTGTGAGTTATGTTCTGAAACTGGGTCTTTCTGATTCAGAGTAGTAAGAGAGTTCTCAATGAACCACTTACCAGTTGGCCCTTGAAATGCGTGTTTCCACAACTTAATCCAAGGTAACTCCTCACCGTCTTTTGCAGGCAAGAATCGAATGATTGCTTGTCCAGTACCAGATTTATCTAGTTCTGGTTTCCACAACCTTTCGTCTACATAAGACTTCTTTTCTTGAGGGGCGTTCTCTTCTTGCACAGATGCAAGTAATTTGTCCAAAGTATTGGACTTTCTTAAAGTCGATATTGACATATTTTTCTCCGTATTTTATCGTATGTTATCGTATGTTGAAGTATTTCGCATTATTCATAATATAAGTATATTTATACACCTTTTTAACTTGAAAGTCAAGTCACTCTTAAATATTTCCAACTTATAGGAAATAGTTGTCTAGCTTCATAATGTATTTGATTTGCAATTTGTTGTGTTTCCCATTGTGTATCTTTTGCACACCTTAGATTACACACTCTTGCAAATGCCATCAATGTTCCAGACCAATACCACTCTGTGTATAAATTTTGTGGTAAAACCATTCTTGCCATCTCTGGTGCAACTCCTGCTTTTAACAGATTATCATATGTCTGTTTAACAAACTGAATTGAACCATCAATGTTGTATTCTATTGTTTCTTCAGATGAACCTTGTTTTTTATCGTCTGCTTTGAGTCTCCACTCTTTAGGAATATAAAACTCTGGTTCATCATCAACGTATCGTCTTGATACTTCATTCCACACCAAACCGACTTGATGTTTCACTAATTGTCTTGCAACAAATATTGGTGCTTTAACATGAAACTGCATAGATGCATGACCAAAAGGACTCCAATGATTATGTTCTGCAAGATACTTGATTAGTTTAGTATCTTTGATTCCATCTAATTCCTCATGTTCTTTTGCGAAAGAGACTCGAGCAGCATTAACTACACTCAAGTCTGTTCCCATAACATCTATAACTTTAACTTGCATTTATAAAATTCTTTGCATCATGGTTAGCTTCACTAATTGCATTTCTAGTTAAAAAAGAAACTAACTTTTTACCCTTGTAACATTCCACATGATACTTCATAGGACTACATGGAATAGAAACAGCAGGCATACCATCTCTTGATACAGTATACCTTGCTTTATACACTTTGGTGTTCCTAACCTCTTCCATTAGTGTATCTCCTATTAGGTCTACGAGGTGGATTAGTTGCAAGGTCTTTACACCTCGCAGAGAGTTCTTTATCTCTCTTTACAAGTTCTGCATTATCGTATTCCAATTTACGGATATACGACTTTTGCTCATCTACCTTTGCATGGTAGAAATCTCGCTCTTTCATAACTTCTAGTGCTTCACTCTTCATAATCAGAATACTCCTTAATTAGTTTGATTGTCTTTATTCTATACCATTCTTTATCAAAAGTCAAGACAGAACGGTAATTTTCTATAAGTTTTTTACAGTCTGGCCACAGTATATTTTCTTCTATATCTCTATCCCATTTTTTAGAATATGAAAATAATGATTCCAATATTACCACAGTTTCAGTACTAACTTTTGCACCCAACCATTGTTTTAATAACATTGGGTGTTGACCATCTTTTACATTCAATACATTTTCTATATTACCACCTTTTCTAATAATGTTCACTAAATCTGTTTCAAAGGTATATTTTAAACTTTGTTGTCTTTTTTGATATTCGACATAAGTTACATCATCAAAGTTTCCAATCCAACCTTTGGGGTCAGATATAAAATTAGAGATGAAAAATTGTTTAGTATCATCTTTATATTTTCTACCAACTCTACCAAAAAAAGACCTATCACTCCTTTTCAAGAATGAATCTAGGGTAACACTAGTTTTACCGTGATATTTGTTGAAATCATAATCACTATTGAAGTGTGATTTTAATGCAATATAGATTTTGTAAGCGTCAAAGGCATCCATGTTCATCATATAGGTAATGTTGCTACTTTAGGTAAGAAGTTTAGTTCTCTCGCATTAACCTCTAATTTTTCTTTTAGAGATTTTGTAATCAAGGGTTTTACTTGCTCTGGTTCTACAGAGTTCTTTTCACAATAATCCAACAATGCATCAAGATAAGTAGATTCACTATCATTTGCAAGTTTTTCTATTCTCATAGAAAACTTAGTTGGGGTCATTAATTTATTCGTGTTCACCACCGACATCATTTTTATCCAATTCTATTCGTTTACCGTTATACCACATAAATCTACTACGACTTGGTGTATGGTATCCATTAGTTTTTTGTTCCATTCTTAAAAAAAAAGTGGGTTTTCTTTTTGCAGTTTCAAAAGTTGCAACCGTAATAACAATTGCAGCTAATATAAAAACATGGGCGATTGCAGTTATACCAAATATCCACATACTTCCAAAGAACATGGAAAACATGATACACCACATCCAAGCAAGAACTTGAAGTACCATATGTCTGGTGTTTGTATCTGGGATATGACGTAATGGATTACGGTCATAATCCATTACGCTGTTCCACGAATCAACAATAAATTGTCTCATAATAACTCCGTGTTTATTTTTGATTTACAAAAGTGTAGAATTTTTCTGCTTCTGATATTACCTCTGAAGTTCTAGGTAATTCTGGAGAGGTTTCTGGTCTTTCAATAACACCAGCACTATCCCTTTTAACAGAATTTTCCCAGACATTAAATTTTTGGTGATAATTATCCCAAACAGTTTCTTTCGCCATTCTAAGTATTTCAGCTCTTATTTCGTAACCACTTTTTGACATTTTCTTTCTCCTTGTGTCTGTGTGTGTTAGTGGTGATGTTTCTGTTTCCAAGTACACCACCGAAACTCAGTACGATTAGGCTGCTTGAGCGTAATCTACATATGCATTGTTATCGTTTGCATTTACGAGTTTTGACCTATTACGCAGTCAACCGATAATTCTACTCTCATCTCTACATATTAGTCGAACCTATTTCACCCCCATCATAAGCACACGATAACTGTGCTTCCATGTGTTTATGGTGGAGGTGGAGGGTATCGCACCCTCGTCCTAATCATGCGTTGAATCGTATCAACGAATTATGTTCTATTTATATCAGATTATGATACAGAAGTCAAGTCAACTTTTACTTTTTCTCGATTTAAAATATGCTCTTCTTCTATTTCATCTTTTGATTGACCATGATAACGTACTGCATGGTGATTATCAACAAGAATCTGATTGATGTTATGAGTTCCACCAAACCAAATCTCACCTAATATTCTACCAAACTTACCTTTACCATCTTTGAATGTTTTCAAAGTAAGGTCACCAGCATTTGTCCATTTCACTAAGAAGTCCTTAGCTGCATTACCATATACTTTTTCCACTTTGTCAGAAGTTCTTGATTCTGGAGTGTCGATACCGTACAATCTAATTCTTTGTTTACGCATCCATACACCAAAACCCAAGTCAATGTCAACATCAATTGTATCTCCATCAACTACTTTGACAAGTTTACACTTATACTCATACACCCTTTTTTTCCTCGTTCATTTGTTGCTCTATCGGTTTCAAAAGTTCTTCCATATCTTTTTTTGGTACACATGATATTTTTTGAGGTGGTATTCTACCCTCATATTGTTGTATCGCTTTTGCAAATAAACCAAATTGATTTGCTACAACATAATTCAGGCAGTCCTCTTTTTTATCAAATGTAGAATAGGGTATCCATAATGGTGTTGTGCCGTCAGGCTGAAACATCATTACTACTACTACGAACCATTTCATTTTCTTTTTCCCAATCTGTAGTGAAATCATCAATTGCTTCTACTAACTTAGGGATATACTCTCCTTTGTCTTTGATAAACTCTTGAACAACTCCATCTTCTGTTACAACTAGAATTACAATTTGTGGAATTGCAATACTAGTTCGTTCTTCAAACATCTCTGAATATGCAGAGGCTTGAATATAGTAAGATTCGTTCCAATCATCATTCCGTTCTTTAGTAGAAGTCTTGAAGTCAATGATGGAAGCGACTCCGTTATACTTTGCAATACAATCTACTCGACCTGCTACTTTATATTTGTGCGAAAATAAAGAACATTCTTGAGCAAGAATATTGTTAACACTTTTATCTAGATAAGGTTTCATCTGACCAAATAAAGTGTAAGGTAAGAAATTCTTTTTATGTTCGTTGAATTGGTCTGGATATTCACTATCCATATTATTTAGATAATCTTCACAAATTTTATGCACTTTAGTACCACGATTTGCGGCAGTTCGTGCAATGTAATTTGCAACATCTTCACCAACTCTTTTTCTCCATTCAGATATACCGACCATCTTTTTCTTCTGTAGAACAGTAGTAATAGATGGATAAAGTTTACCCTCTGGAGTTTCGTAAAACCTTTTACGGTTAATATTTTTAGTCTTCAATTCTGGTATTTCAATTGGTAGTCCATTATGTATAAATGTCATCATATATCCTTTAGTTTTGTAAGTAAACCCCTGCTAATTTAAGAGCTTCAAGTTCT